CATCAGATTATGGTTCACAATGCAAACTTGGCATCTAATCTAAGATGGTTATATGAAGAAGGTTCGGTTGATGAAGAACAATGGGAACAATACTCATCTTCGCCAGGTGCTTTGTTAAAATATAGACAAGGATTTCAACCTCCTACTCCAGTATTACCAGCACCAATTAATAATGCATTCTATACAATTACTCAAGAGGGTAAAGCAGATGCAGAATACATCTCTGGTGTTCCTTCTGCTATGATGGGATTCACCCAACAACAATCTGAAACATATAGAGGATTACTTGCAAATGATGAATTTGGTACAAGAAGATTAAAATCATGGATGAGTACTGTTGTAGAACCATGTTTAGAGCAATTAGGTAAATGTTTTCAAATGGTAGCTCAAAAACATTACACTATTGACAAAGTATTTAGAATCGTTCAACCTGAAGCAGGTCAAGAGGCGCAAGAAGATAAAGAAGTAAGAGTAAATATTCCAATCTTTAATGATTATGGAGCAGCGATTGGCAAATGGATGGATTATGAAACTTCTAAATTTGATGTAAGAATTGTAGCTGGAGCTACATTACCTCTTAATAGATGGGCTTTACTTGAAGAATACTTTAGATGGTTCCAAGCAGGATTGATTGATGATATTGCTATGATAGCTGAAACAGATATAAGAAATAAAAAGCAATTGGTAGAAAGAAAGAGTTTGTATTCTCAATTACAATCTCAATTACAATCTATGGAAGAAGCTATAAAAGATAAAGATGGTACAATTGAAACATTATCTAGACAATTAGTACAAGCTGGTATAAAACAAAAAGTAAATGAAGCTGGTAATGAAATAAGAAAAGAAGTAGTAAATACAGAAGGTCAGCAGAAATTACTTAGACAAATGATGCAAGGGGAAGTAGCGATGGCTAAGAAAGACCTTGCAAGAGAAGTAAAAACAGCTGTAAAAGAAGCTAAAATGGATGCAAAAAAAGACTTTGATAACAACAAAGAAGAATAATAAGTTCAACAAATATAAAAAGGACATATAATGGAAGATAGTACACAAGTAAGTAACGCTCCAGAAAGTGGAGCCCCAGAAAGTGATATTGGAATGAGTTCTGAAGGGTTTTTCGAGGCCCTAGATACTCAAGTAAACGGTGGTATCATAGATACCCCGCCTTCATCTGAGCAGACAACCTCTCAAGAGTTGGAAGATGCTGGTAAACAGTTTCTTCAAGAACAACAAGAAAAAGAGAGCCCTGTTGAAGGTCAGGCGGATATTGAAAATCTGCAAAAGAGGTATTCGGATTCAAGTCGTGAAGCTAAACGATTAAGTAGTCAGCTAAGCGAACTTCAACCCTACATGCCTATCCTCGATGCGATGAGAGAAGACCCCAATCTAATTTCTCATGTGAGAAACTATTTTGAGGGTGGAGGTCAAGCACCAGTTAGTATGAAAGAAAGATTACAATTGGATGAAGATTTTGTGTTTGACCCAGATGAAGCGATGTCGAAACCTGATTCGGATTCTGCTAAAGTTTTAGCAGCTACAATTGATGGAGTGGTTCAGAAGCGACTTAACGATACATTGACAAGGCAAAAAAGTGAAAATCAGAGACTTACAAAAGAATCTGAATTTCGTACCAAGTACAATTTATCAGAGGAACAATGGACAGATTTTGTTAATTTTGCAAAAGGTAAAACTTTACAGTTAGATGATATATATTATCTGATGAATAGGGGACAACGAGAAAAACAGATTGCACAGAACGCTAATCAAGAGGTTACTAACCAAATGAAAAGAGTTCAAGAAAGACCGCAATCTCTTGCTTCTACGGGCAGTGCTCAAGAGCCACAAAAATCTCCAGAAGATACAGTCTTTGAAGAAATACTAGGTATTGACCAAACATTAGAAAGTGTATTAGGCTCATAAAGTCTAATACTTAATTAAGTCAATAACAGTAGTCTAGAAAAGACTACAAGGAGAAGGACACATGGCCGATTTATTCGGAATATCAGATGTTTCCAGTTTGACTGAGAGTGGTTCAGCTATAGCGGGTTCAGCGCTTAGCACAGGTGACCTGAGGCGGAAGTATAACTTCGGTGATAGGGTATCTGAGTTAGCTATTGCACAAGACCCGTTTTTTAGATTCTTATCTAAAGTTTCTAAAAAGCCAACTGACGACCATCAGTTCAAATTTACGGAAAGACGTCCATCTTACCATAAACGATATGCATATGTAACTGCACATGGAGCATCTAGGGCTGCATTAGCCACAGATAGCGCAGAAGTTACAGCAAGCAGCATTGACCCAGGCGACATTTATTATTTTCAGTTTATGACTGATTATAAGAGTGCTGGTAATATTGGTCAAGTTCGTGGTTCATCTAACTCAATTCAAGTTGGTGATAACGGAACTCAACCAGAATTTATCCTTCCTGGTCAGCTTATCAAGATACCATTTCAAGCAACAGACGATACTTCTACTAAATCAGTAGCAGTAGCAGTTAAAGACTACATTGTAGTCCGTGTTGAAGAAGCTACAAAAACTTCTACTGGTTCTAGAGGAGCTAATACTAATGCAGTTGATTGCAAATGTGTAGTAGTAAAAGACCTTGATACCGATACTAACAATGAGTTAGCCGGTTGGGGTGCTGGTGGAACTGCAAACGAAAGTCTTGCTGGTTCTAATACTACAGATGCAGAGTTCGCAGCTATGACAATGCTTGAATTAGAAGGCTCGCGTTCACACGTTGTTGGTAATTCATTTGGACAGGGTAGTGGATACCCAGACACATGGAAAGACAATCCATTCTCGACAGGATATGGACTTACTCAGATTTTCAAAACATCTTTAGCGATGGATAACACAACTCGTGCAACTGTCACTAAATATGAACCTAATGAGTATGCTCGTATTTGGAGAGAAAAATTAATAGAACATAAGTGGGACATTGAGACCGCTTTGTTATTTGGTTCACAATATACAGATGGTAACGGAGTAACTCATACACAAGGAGCTCTTGATTATATTATCAATTATGGTAATGTATTTGATGGTTCTGGTATGGGCGGAAGTGGTTCAAAATCACAAGATGATTTCTTGGATGATATGTCCCATTTCTTAGACCCTCGTTACAATAACGCAAATGCAACATTATTCTTTGTAAGTACAGATGTTTACAACTGGTTACATAAGCTTAGTGGTTACATGAGCGCAAACATAAACCAGGTAAGTGTTACCGACACTAGTAGTGGTGGTCGTGCAAACTGGGATATGGGACGCGTTGGAAGTAAAGATGCATTTGGTGTATCTGTAACTACATTCTCAACTCCTTATGGAGATATGAATGTAGCTCGTAACGTTCACTTAGACGGTTCACCAGTAAAAATGATAGGTATAAATATGAGATATGCTCATTATAGACCTCTCGTTGGTAACGGGTTAAATCGTGATACAGCTATTTATGTTGGAGTGCAAACTCTAGAAAATAGTGGTGTTGACCGTAGGGTTGACCTAATTCAAACTGAAGCCGGTATGGAATGGCAAATGCCTGAAGCCCATGCTGTCTGGAAATAGGAGTTGAATTATGCCTAGTAATCCAATGTACGGTTCAAATAGCTTCGATGCTAAAGTTGGACAGAGATTGTATACTGAAGCTGGAACAGGTCGCGAACATGAAAACTCAACTGATGCTAATGATATTGGTTCTTATACTATCCCAGCAGATACGCTGGCAGTAGGAGATATTGTTAGAATCAAAGTTTTCTGTACCGTGATTGATAATAACAGCACAGATACATTAACACCTATTCTTAAATTCGGTGGCACAGCAATTGCAACTGGAGCAGCGTTAGACGTTGCTGATGATGATATTGTTTTTGCTTACGCAGATGTTCATGTAACTAATGTTGGTAGTAGTGGTACTATGACTGCATTTAGTGAAATAAGAACAGATGCAAATGGTGGCACAGCAGTAATGGCCGCAACTGATTTAACATCTAAAGATACTACTTCTGGATTAGACGTAGTACTTAATGTTGATTGGAGCGCTGCTCACGCTGATAACGAAGTAAGAATAGACGCTATGAGCGTCGAACTAGTATAATCTGAAGTTCGTGAGGTAATAGCACGATATAAGGATAATATGATTATGAGATACGCGACTTTTGATTGTTTTTCCTCCTTTTTAATTGGGAGTTGCGTTATCTCATATGATGATATAATAACATTAGAAGATATAACAGATTTAGAGGAAGAAAGCGCAGCTAGATGGCAACTTTTGAAGTAAGAGTAGAAGGAATGACTGGACTATCAATAGATGGTAGCAGTTCTCCTACTCAAGATGAATTAACAGAATATCTTAAAGATGGAGTGATTGATGTTACTGAGCGTGTTTTAATGCTTAGACCTCAAGATTCTGCAAACTTTACTGCTAGAAGTGCAACTCAATCAACGAATGGTGCAGATTTTAATGGGACAAAAATTGTAGGAGTAATTAGAGAAGCTGGTGCAGATGGAGATACTGATGGAAGTACAGCTTGGAGAGAATGCAGAAGAATACCACCACAAAATCAATCAAGAGCAACAGATTCTACTAGTTTAGAATATGCAACAAAATATAATCCAGTATATACTCTTGATGATAGTGGAAAAGTATATGTTTACCCTACACCAGATGGTACAGATGATGGGTTTCAAGTTTATTATATAAACAATACTCCTCAAAATTCTAGTGGTACTGCATTAGTATATTCCCATAGTGATTTAAAACATTTTCCACAAGATAAATATTATTTAGTTGTATTATACGCAGCTTGTCAAGCTTTATTGAATAATTTATCTGCATATTCAATATCGCAAACAATACCAAGTTTAACATTACCAGCGGCACCTGTACCTCCAGCTACTCCAAGTTTTAGTACTCCTACTATTTCTGCGGTAACAGTTGGTACAATGCCAGATATTGATGCAACAACAATTTCAAATATAGGAGTTCCTCCTACTTATACTGCTCCTAAAGTTGGTGGAGCTACTGAAGAATTAACTGCAACTATGACTGCTACCACTAGTAATGGATATGGTACAGATGCAGATTTTCCTGATTTTTCTATGTGGTTTACAACAGCTGCAGAATTATTAGAAGATGAAGAAGATGTAGAATTGGCAAATGCACAATTACAAAAAATTAGAACATATATAGAAGCATATTCTACTCAAATGCAAAGTAATTTAAATACTTTTCAAAAAGAACAAGCAGAATATCAATCAAAAACACAAGAGGCAATACAACAAGCTCAAATAAACGCTGCAAAAGCGCAATCACAAGCTCAGATTGATTCATCAAAAGTTACTACCCAAGCACAATTAGATGCGGCTGATGCTCAACAAGAAGCAGCTTTATTATTACAAAAAGAAAATCAAGAATATGCAGCTAAGCTTCAACAATTTAGTTCAGACTTAGGAAAGTATTCAGCTGAAGTTCAAGCAAAAGTGCAAGACCATACAGCTCAAATAGCAGAAATAAGTGCAGAGATACAAAAAGATTCAACTGAGTACAATTGGATTTCACAAAGGTACGCAGCTTTAAAAGGTCAATATGACCAAGCATTCGGACTTATGGCTCCGAAAGAAGGACAAGATTAATGGCAAATGAAATTAGAATACATACAGCTTGCGAAGTAGTTCAAGATAATACAGAAACTGTTCAAGGTATATCTTATACACAAAAATCATTAGATGGTAATTCTGATTCTAGAACTTGGGGTGGTAATTATTCAATGAATATAACATACGCAGATGCAGCTGTAGCATATTGGAAAAATGCAGTAGTAAGTGCTACTAGTGCTGATGGATTAAATGATAATGGATGGACTGAAGCGTCAGCTGTGACAGATGGTACATTACCTACGACTGCCCATGTTATAGCTGTTGAATTTGCAAGTATGTTAGGTACTGCAACAACAATAAGCGTAACAGTTAGTGGAGAAATATTTGCAGTTTTAGACCCTGGTCAATCTGTAGTAATACCTATGGAAATGGGAGAAGCAATAGCAGATTGTAAAATACATGCTGGGGCTTATACAAATGGCACACAAGAAGCAACAGTAAACGTAATGGTAGCGGGGGTATAATGACAGTTCAAGAATTAATGGAAAGAGCAAATATGAAAGAATCAGGTCTTGCTTTAGCATGGCTA